ATGAAACCACTAATAGGGACATTTACAATCCTACAGAAGAAAAGTTTCCTTCATACGATTGTCAATTTGCGATTATGAGCTTCCCTTACCTACTTGATGTAGATAAGATCACTAGTGAGCCATACATCAAACCAGCTACGACAGGTTTCAAAGATTATATGAAAACTGAATATGGCAATACTTTGAACGTAGGCATTGTTTGGGCTGGAAGTGCTTCCCATCCTCACGACAAAACAAGATCAATTCCTTTAAAGTATTTCCGCTCTTTACATGATACTCCGGGTGTAAAACTTTTCAGCTTACAAATGGCAAGTTCTAAGAGACAGTACGGAGTTACTTATCGAGAAGTTGAGGATGTTACAAAGGATAAAAGTGCTTCCACAAGTAAATTTATTCCTCAACATGGTTTAGTTGATTATAGTGAAGAGTGTGACGACATGAAAATTGTTGATCTAACAACAATGGTACAATCATTTGACGATACAGCAACCATCTTGGCTGGGCTTGATTTAGTGATCTGTTGTGACACAGCAGTTGCCCACCTTGCAGGAGCTATGGGCGTCCCAGTATGGGTTGCAATTCCCTACAATCCTGATTGGCGTTGGTTGCTTAACGGAGAAACTACGGATTGGTACGACAGTATGAAATTGTATCGCCAACCTTCAAAGGGTGATTGGGCTTCGGTATTTGAAAGGATGCAAAAAGACCTCAATGAAGTTGTACTACAGAATCAGCGATAATAGTTACAAAAAGCAAAAACTTATCGGTGCTACAAAAGAAGTTTGTTTAATGAACTTCGTGAAAGCATTCCACGAAGTCATTTTCGGCTCAATTACACCTCCACCGCAAGATTTCATTTCCCCCATGAAAATCATTGCTGATAAGTGTGAACCACAAACGGTAGCCATGTTGATGGAAACCGGCATTCCCACAGTAACCACTGACTATGGTAATGCCGGTTCTTTGCAACACGCAATTGACCTAGCGATTAATGAGTGTCAAGATGACGAACTTGTTTACTTTGTAGAAGATGACTATCTACACTTGGGAAGTGCTCCAATTCTGCTTGAAGAGGGCATCAAAAGGGCAGATTACGTCACATTATATGATCATCCTGATAAGTATACATCGCAATACAATGGAGGAGAATTTTCAAAAGTAATCAAAACTGCTTCCAGCCATTGGAGATATACGATAAGCACTTGCATGACTTTTGCTGCGAAGGTAAAAACTTTGAAGGAAGATCTTGAAACATGGAAAAAACACACAGATGGTGTTCACCCTCATGATCACCATATTTTCACAGATCTCAATAAGGATAAGCGTCGTCGTTTGGCTGTGTGTATCCCCGGAGTTGCTTGTCATTGTGATTTAGAGTATTCAACTCGTGTAAAACGCAATCTTATAGAACCTTGGGCGATTGATTTGATGTGCCAAGAATTAATGTCGCAGAGACCACCAGACAATCAAGTAACTCTTACATATCTTAAATCTAAAAAGGGTCTTGAAAAACTTATGATACTTGATGCCATGAGAGGTAGATAAAAAAAGGCGTCCGTAAGGACGCCTTTTCTCTTTGCATCGGACTCAGAGTAGAACTTAGGAGTTCTTTTCGCACGAGCTTGTGTTGCTGCAAGTGGTGTTCTTGCTAGAAGCGGTTGCCTTAGAGGATGTCTTCTTGGTAGGAGCCTTCTTAGCCGTGGTCTTAGCCTTGGTCGCAGAAGTCTTGACACTCTTCTTAGCAGCCTTCTTCTGAACTTCAGCGAGTTCGTATTGCCATCCAATAGTGGTGGCAAGACGCTGAGCAGCCTGAGTTAACGATCCACGATTTGGGAACACTGTCGATCCATCCTTGCGAGCCAGCTTGCTCGGAGTGGAGTTTGGCAATTGGTAAACGCCTTCAACGCCAGTTGGGCGATTCTTAACGGTAACAGTAAACTTGGACATTCTGAAATCCTTTCTTAAGACTCGATGATTCGACTTGAATCATCACTAAATGTACTTGTATCAATTGAGTTTGATTAAGTCAAGTTTATAAGAGTATCATTGAACTTTTTACAAAATTTCTTGTTGATTCAAAAAATTCTTCATTGTTTTTTGAATGAACAAAACCATTGAGAGTTGGAATCAACATGCGACGACCATTTGGTCGTTGTCTTTTCTCGTAAAACAAATCCATAGCCTTAGTGAATCTACTAAGCATGTTGTCTTCAATCTTAACACCCGTGTTTAAATTAAGATTGAAAGATTCAATCATAAGTTTGATAGATTGTTTAACTTCTGAGTAAGGTGCCTTTCGAGCATGATTGCCTATTTTGTTGAAATCTGCATACCACATAAAAATTGAAGGGTCATAATTCAATGCGGGATTTTGTAAGCCAATATTTCTGTGCTTATCAATAATTGATTCTAATTGACAAAAATACATCTTTTTTGGAGATGCATCATAAAGACGATAATAATAGAAGCCGAAGATTCCTCGAAAGGACAATCCCAAGATTTGCCTATTAGATCTGAAGTTATGACCATTTCTCAGACAAAAAGGGCAATAAAATTTATTTCCACCAAGGTTTTCACAAGATTTAAAATTATGTGCTTGAACCCTAACTATTTTATCACAGAAGGCACAGACTCGGTAGAAATTATCGGAAATTTCCTGCCCAGTCTCGGTTTCAATTGTGGTCACATTGACTTCTTTTAAGTTCATGAATCAGCCACCTGAATTCAGCCTCACTATAATAGGCATTCAAAAACGTAATTGTCCTGCCTATATAGATGTAAGTTAAGATTAGACTATTTAAGAGGAAAACCATGCTTGATTTCACAAAATGGTGCTCAGACAAGGGCCTGCCACTTCCTGAGCCAACTACTATGGAAAACGCAACTCGTACAGGCGTCAAAGCACAGTATCCAGATGGCTACCTTCGTTCACAGTATCCAGATGCTTACTTCGCACCAACTTCAGCTACTGCCTATCTTGACCTGAAGAACTCCAAGGGAGTTCGCAGTGTTAAGGGTTCTGGCCAAGCTGCTGAATAAACATTACCGCATACAAAAGCACTACATGAAAACTCCCCGTTTTATTAGCGGGGAGTTTTTTGTATTGATTTAGTTTGCGTCATCATTCGTCACAGGTGGATCATTCACTGGGACAAACTTAGACGCACCAGTCATATGTTTATCAATTCTATTATCTTTATCTTTTTGAGAGATGCCACGTCCATCTTTTTGTAAAGCCTCTGGGCAGCGTTCCCAATAACCCCAATGCTCTTCATTACTGGGATGAGGATAAATCAATGGTGGTTTGATTTTGTTTACATACTTGTCGATAATTTCTTCGACTCTTTCTCGACTCAAACCCGTAGTCTTAATGATGGCCGAAATACTTCTGTAATCGTACTTTGCATTACGTGCTAGAGCACGAAAAACCTTAGCTTCCTCGTCACCTTCCTTGGTGCCGTAAGGATAAACCTCGGTCCATTTCTTTGGCTGATCCATTGTTTTCCTCCGAAAAAATTATTAGTAGGGGACTATTATACTGTTGGTAACAAAACAAGTCAAACGGAGTTATTCAATGAAATACAGAAAATTCAATAAGTTTGAAAAGAAGGAAGTTCGGGCTCAAATGCTTCAGAACGCACTTCACGGTGAGGGCTTATACCTTTATCGAAACAACACAAAGGCCGATCTTACTCTTCCACGACCAACCAAAAGTGGAACAAGAGTAGTAGCCGCAGGAAAAGAATTTCAAGGCGACAATTATTACATGCAACTTGTTAAACAAGGAATGTTGCGTCTTGTAAAGGAACTTCAATCACCAGAACAACAACGTGCTGAAGAGGTAAAAATGGAAGAAAAACTAATTCTCGATCAACCAGACACAATCACTGAGCAAGGTAAAGTTGAACATGTTGTTTCAACTCCTCAAAAAAAACTCAACGAACAAAAGGCAGACAAAGATAAGGAGCCAGAAGTTCTTCTTAATGAAGGGCCAGTAGAAGGCGGTTTTGTCATCGTCGGTCAATAAGCGATAAACAATAATTCACTTGACCCTCATCTAATATTGCAGTAAAATTTCGACTATAAATTGTGACTTGAAAATCATAAGAGGTCGAAATGAAGGCTGTGATATTAGATGGGGGTCTTTTATATTTGGGCAATAACCCAAAGCGAGCATTTGACATTGCCGAAAAGAATCAAGGCTCTGTTCTTGTATCACAAATAAATCTCGAAAAGTTATCTGAACTGCTGGGATTTTCCGAACCGAAAAATTCTCCCTCAGAAGAACTTCTTTCCGTAGCCGCACAAGATTTAGTGAAAAAACTAGAAAATCTTGGAATCTCAGAAACTATTGCCGTAGAATTTGACGAAGAGTCCAAGAAAGTTCAAGTCGAAGCCAAATTTCTTGGAAGTCGTGGAATGAAAGCAGTTGGCGAGGGATTCGTAGCCCTTGGCGATCTGATGAAGAACTTGGCTGACGATGGCGAAGAATCTCTTGGAGAAACTGAATGTCCAGCTTGATCGTTGAAGTTTGTGTGGTGGAAGAAACCGCTCCTATTGAAGGTGCTGATCGCATCGAACGAGTTCGTGTCAAAAATTGGTGGTGCGTGTCTGGCAAAGGCACTTACAAACCGGGCGACAAAGTCGTTTTCGTTCCGCCCAATGCTGTCATCACCGAGGATTTGGCTAACCGTTGGGGAATTGCCAAGTATTGTCCTCAACTGCCGCAATCCATGTGTGATGCTGGCGAGGTTCTTTACAGAATTAAAGCTGCTCGCTTCCGAGGAACGCCATCTTTTGGAACTATCCAAAACTTGGATGATCCCTCATGGCCTGTTGGTCATGATGTGAAAGAGCATTACAAAATTACCAAATACGAACCGCCCGTTAAATCTCTTGACGGTGATGCGGCTCATGAAATTCCTACTTTCTATGCTTATTCAAGCATTGAAAATTTTGGCAATTTCCCGAATGTATTTTCAGTCGGGGAAGAAGTGGTTATTACCGAAAAAATCCACGGAACCAACAGTCGTTTGGGATTTGTTCTCAATGGCAAAAATGAATTTGGTGATGATTATTGGGAAAAAGTTGCCGGGTCACATTCAGTACGCCGAAAAGAATTTGATGCGAAAGGGAATCGCAGCAAATACTGGTTGCCTTTCAAACAAGGCGATGAGTGTGCAATCAACAACCTGTTGGTCGATTTGTGGATGAAAAAGAAAGCAAAGCAGTCTGTCATCTTGTACGGGGAAATCTTCGGTCAAGGCGTCCAAGATATGGACTATGGACAAAAAACTGCTTCTTTCAGAGCGTTCGACATTTCTGTTGATGGGCAATATTTGAATTATGACGAGATGAAAGAACATCTCGAAAGATTCGATATTCCTATGGTTCCGATTCTTTTCCGTGGTCCATTTTCATTGGAAACCATTGATCAATTCGTTGATGGTCCCACAACAGTTTGTGAAGCGAAAAATATTCGCACTCCATTCAAGGGACGGGAAGGCATTGTAATTAAGCCAGTAACTGAGCGGTACGATAACTTACTTGGCGGACGAGTTGTCTTAAAGTACATCTCCGCCGATTATCACGACCGAAGAAATCCCAACCCAACTGAGGATCACTAATATGAGCGACAAAACTAAACTTGGCGACAGAATGAAATGGTATGAAGGCCGTTTCACTGATCAAACTTTCATGCCTATGGCACCAGTAATTGCTCGTCTTGATGGTAGAGCTTTTCACAGCTTTACTAGAGGATTGAAAAGACCATACGATGACAGACTTTCTGAACTTATGGTTGAAACAACCAAGTTCTTAGTTCAAGAAACTGATGCTCGTTGCGGCTATACTCAGTCAGATGAGATAAGTCTGGTGTGGCTTGCACAGGAATGGGACACCAAGATTTTCTTTGGTGGAAAACTCCAAAAGATGGCATCTGTCTTAGCTGCAACTGGCACGGCTTTTTTCAACAAAAGACTTCCAGATTTTCTGCCTGAGAAAGCAGACAAATTGCCAGTCTTTGATTGTCGAGTCTTTCAAGTCCCTAACGAAATCGAAGCTGTTAATTGTTTTATTTGGCGAGAACAAGATGCAACTCGCAACTCTGTTCAAATGGCTGCAAGATCTGTCTACAGTGACAAGGAGTGTTTTAAAAAGAATGTATCGCATCTTCAAGAAATGCTTTTTGCTAAAGGAATCAATTGGAATAATTATCCTGAATTTTTCAAGCGTGGTACTTATGTAAGAAGGCATCAATTATATCGTGCCTACACGGTGGAAGAACTTGCATCTCTTCCTGAAAAACACCACGCACGACAAAAGCCAGATTTGGACATTCGTAGGACGATTGTCCGAGCAGAGGCTCTTCCTGTCTTTACAAAAATTGCTAATAAGACGGAAGTTTTACTACATGGAGCGGTGCCAGAATTGAAGGATTCAATTACAAATGGAAAGTCAGAACAATGATTTGCTTGTTTTCTTGCTAGGAATAATAGCCGGAAGCATTCTCACGTTTATCTTTAACACTTTAATGCTTGGATCTCTTGCTAAAAAAACTGGCCAAGCAGAAAGAGAGAAAGACTTGAGAGATCCGGCCAATTGGTGGAAGTACGGTGGTGATCCATTCAATTACGGCGATGACGATGATTATGACAGCGAAGATGATTAAAGGCCAAAATGGCTAAAAATTTTGTTCACTTTTGGTTTATCACACCCCGAAGCAACCGTAGAATAGCCTGAGTTGATTAACAACAAAGGGGCAAAAGATGGTTACTTCGAAAGAACTCACGCTTGTATCGGGATTAACTAGTGAAGGTGGCAAGATTTACGTGGACTTGGAGGCTTTGTATCAAACAATCGAAGGTCTGGCATCAGAGTCAGTTGTTTGCAATCACAATTACATGGCCACACCTTTTCGATCTCTGCATCATCAGTTCGTTCCTGCACACATTTTGAATCAAAAATTCAAGTCGAAAATTACATCTGAAGGTTTGCTTAAGGACAGTTGTGCTGAGGCAATTTATCAACTAATTGAGTGTGCAGAATTACTGAATGCTGACGGCTACAACTGCAATGCCATGTTTTATGTCGTTGCTGATTCTAAGGACGCCTACAGCGAAGGCTCAATCAATGATGTGAAAAGAGCCATAGCTAGGGCAATTTCTTCAGAAGCATTGGAGTCATTTGTTTCTTTGTTCATTGGCGTTGGCGACACATCTGACCAACAGTTCTTCTCACGGTTTGCTTCAAACAGTTTCTCGCTCTGTGAGATTATTGACGAATCAGAAAAGGGTGTGATAACAAATATTCCTGAATTCATAGCTGATGTGATCAGGGCTCAAAACAAAGCTTTGGGTTCTGGAGGACCATCTGAAGATTTGACTCCTTTGCAAAGAAAATACGATCAAGCTTCACAAAACTAACCTTTGCATCCTTAGCTCAATTGGTAGAGCGGCAAACTCTAAATTTGCCAGTTGTGGGTTCGAGTCCCACAGGATGCATTTCCACTCTTCCGTTCACAGTTGAAAGACTTCAACATGACAATTATTCGATCCATTCTTGATACCGATCTTTACAAGCTCACCATGCAAAAGGCGGTCTTGAATTATCGACAGAATGTTCCTGTGCGATATATCTTCAATAATCGTCGTCCAGAAGGGAAGTTTAATTCCAATTTTGCACAAGCATTTGCCACACAACTTGATGAGATGCAATATCTTATCATGACCGAAGATCAATGTTCTTGGCTACGGGAGACCTTGCCGTGGCTTGGAGAAGATTACATTCAATACTTGAAAAATTATCGTTTCGATCCCAATGAAGTACAATGGGAAGTTCATAGAGGTGAACTTAAACTTGAAATCGCAGGAACATGGGAACGCACCATCCTTTGGGAGGTTCCTTTGATGGCCTTGATTTCTGAATTGTTTTTTCTGCATTGTGATACTAATTGGGACACTGATTTAGGCACACAAGCTCAAAAATTGCATAAAAAAGGCAAAACACTTGATGGGTTCAGTTTCACAGATTTCGGCACTCGTCGTCGTCGCAGCTTTGCCGTTCAAGATTTAGCTGTTGAAGTCCTGAAAGCGTTTTCAACTTTTCAAGGCACGAGCAATGTTCACTTGGCTCATAAGCACAATATACGTCCATTGGGAACAATGGCACATGAATGGATCATGGGAATATCAGCTTTGGAAAGTTTGAGACATGCCAATCGGGAAGCTTTGAAAATATGGCAAAGGGTTTACAAGGGTCGATTGGGAACTGCTCTCACAGACACTTTTCAGTCTGATATCTTTTTTGAAGATTTCGACGACGTACTGGCACGATTGTTTGACGGCGTGAGGCATGATTCAGGTAATCCTCTTGAATTTGCAGCAAAAACCATAGCCGCCTACCAAAAATTGAATATTGCACCTATCACGAAAACAATCGTCTTCAGCGATGGGCTCAATCCAGAGAAGGCTGTGGAGATTGCCAAATGTTGTGCAGGCAAAATTAATACAGCTTTCGGAATTGGTACAAACTTCACTAACGACTTCGAGAACTCTCCTGCACTTAATATGGTCATTAAATTGGCTGAGTGTAATAATGTTCCCGTTGTCAAAATAAGTGATTCTCCCACCAAGGCAATTGGTGATAAAGATGCTCTGCGTGTAGCTCGTTGGACTTTCTTCAAAACTCCTCTTGATTCCTAAAAATACCATGAACCTGTTTGGATTTGCACGAGTAGCTGTTTGCTCCCCCAAGGTATTTGTTGGAAATCCAGCAAATAATGCTTCACAAATCATTTTGCATCTTGCTCAAAACAAAGATGCAGATGTGGTGGTATTTCCAGAATTGTGTGTTACTGGTTACACTTGCGGGGATCTATTTCGACAATCAATACTGCATAAACACACCACAAATGCAATTTTGGAAATTGCCGAGCACACCAAACGCAATGACCAATTGGTATTTGTAGGTGCTCCATTTGTGGTTGGGAACGAACTCTTCAATTGTGCGTTTGCAATTCAAAACGGCAAGGTTCAGGGGATTGTCCCCAAGACAAATATTCCAAACTATTCGGAATTCTACGAAAGCAGATGGTTTCGGGCAGCTAATGGAGATGAACCAAAAGAAGTTTTGTTTGCTCAAGACGACATGGTGCCTTTTGGTATTGATTTAATTTTCAATTTTGGCCCCTTGTCCGTTTTTGCGGAAATCTGTGAGGATTTATGGATGCCGATTCCTCCAAGTAGTTTCGCCTCAATCAGAGGGGCCAATCTGATTGTCAATTTATCGGCATCCAATGAAACAGTAGGCAAAAATGAATATCGAGTGGATTTGGTGAAAAATCAATCTGCTAGGTGTATTTCTGCGTATGCTTACGCCTCTGCCGGGCCATCCGAGTCTACGAGCGATCTTGTATTTGGAGGACATTGTTTGATTGCTGAAAATGGTCAAGTGCTTGCCGAAACAGATCGTGTAGGAAACAACGGCTTTGTTTGCGATTCTGGCTGGCATACAAGCGTCGATATCGATGTAGAAAGGCTTCAAAATGAACGTCTTAAAATTACCAGTTTTGGAGATTCAAATAGATTGATTGAACGACAATTCCGTTTTATCGATCTTGTAACCACTTCTTCACAAAATATCACTCTAAACCTTAAACGAGAAATTGATAGTTCACCGTTTGTTCCAAAGGATCAAGCCTTGAGGAAAAGGCGTTGTGCAGAAGTTTTTGGAATTCAATGTGCTGGCCTTCTAAAAAGACTGGAAGCCACAAGTTTCGGCGACATCTATATTGGTGTTTCCGGTGGATTAGATTCTACGCTAGCTTTGTTGGTGGCAGTAAAGGCTTTCAAATCTGCTGGGGTTGATATAAAGAAAATTCACGGCATCACCCTGCCCGGTTTTGGAACCACTTCCAAAACCAAAAATAATGCTCTTTCGCTAATGACAGAGCTTGGCATTTCACAAGAAACCATTGACATTCGACCTATTTGTCTCGCTACGTTCAAGGCGTTAAATCACAAACCTTTTGGAATCGTCGATTTCAATTTGCCTCTTGATGAATTCGAAAAAGCTTTGCAGTCGGTTCCGATATCGCAAAGACAAGATTTGGTCTTTGAAAATGTTCAGGCCAGAGAGCGAACAAAAATTCTCATGAGTCGTGGATTTGTTTTAGGAACAGGCGATCTCTCTGAACTTGCTCTTGGTTGGTGTACTTACAATGGCGACCACATGAGCATGTACAATGTCAATTGTTCAGTGCCGAAAACCTTGGTTCGTTCAGTTGTGCAATTTGCAACCGATACAGAAACAATTGCTGATTCCAATCTTCAAAAAGCACTCATCAGTATTCTTGAAACCACAATCTCTCCTGAGCTTTTGCCACCAAGTAAATCAGGCGAAATTGAACAATCAACAGAAGACAGCATTGGACCTTATGAACTGCACGATTTCTTCTTGGCAAACTTTATCAAGTTTGGTTTTTCTCCTGAAAAGCTTTTTTATCTTGCGGAACATGCACAGTTTTCAAAAGGGTATTCAAAATACGTAATTGAAACTACCTTGAACACTTTTTTACGCAGATTTTTCAGCCAGCAATTCAAACGAAATTGTGTGCCCGATGGACCAAAAGTTGGCTCTGTAAGCCTGTCGCCTCGTGGAGACTGGCGAATGCCATCTGATGCTGATCCTAGTGTGTGGTTGCCAAAATGAACAAAAAACAAGTGGCTTTGTTCGGCGGAGCATTCGATCCTGTAACCTTGGCTCATGAATTCATCTGTCAAAAGATTCATGATGAAACAGGATTTGATATTTGGCTCATGCCGTGTTGGAATCATAAATTTGGAAAAGACCCCACTCCCATTTATCATAGATGGGCCATGCTTGCATTGGCTTGCCAAAAAATGCCTTTTGTAAAGCTTTGTTCGTGGGAAATTGACAAACAACATTCGGGGTCGATGTATGAAACTATGTTGGGTCTTAAAGCCTCGTTTCAAGACATTGATTTTCACATTGTGATTGGCATGGATAATGCAAATGTCATTCTCGAATCATGGGATCGTGGGCAATGGATTGTGTTATACAATCCCTTTATTGTCATTACACGAACAGGAGAAGAGTCAACTGCAACTTGGTACAATGTAGATCCACACAAATTGATAAAAGTTGACTACAATCTAAGTTCAACTAAAGTCAGAACTGCAATCACAGAAGCAAATGAAGAAGCTTGCAACATGGTAAGTCCAAATGTTTGGACTTATATCAATCAAAACTGTTTATATGGGAGCAAATCATGCAATCTTTAATTGGAACAGCCAGAAACATTAGACTTTTCTTGGGTAGAAAAACCGATGGAGGCACAGTATTGGTTCCTGAAATAGAAGCAGTTTTGACTCTTTCAGAAATTTGTCATGAGCCTAAAGACCAAACTATTGTGCCGGTCGAAAGAATAAACACTCTGCGGTTTACGATGAATTTAGAAGCAGCAAAGCTTTTAAGTGAATCCTTAGATAATTGGATCGAAGAAGCAGAAAGTGTTGATGATCTCATTAATCAAAATAAGCCTCAAGATCTTTAAGCACCGACCATTCTGAAAAGTGTGCCATCTTCTTACGAATTTTTCTTAGATAGTCAGAGATGTTCGCTTTAAGTTTTGGGTGAAGTTTAAGCGACTTCAGGTTCTCAAACTTTACCCAAGCTGAATCTTTGTGTTCGTGATTCAACTTTACTTCAAAAGGCTTTTCTACTTGATAAAAGAAAGCAGTGTAGGCTTTATTGCCTTCACTGTGAGAAATAGAATCAAATTGTTGGCCCGGAATATCTTGAAGCCCAGTTTCTTCCCTTGTTTCTCTTGTGGCGTTCTCAATCTCGGTTTCGCCTTCTTCACATTTACCACCGGGTAAACCCCAGCTATCAGCATTTTTCCCCTCTGCCCGCAATAAAAGAAGAATAGACTTTCCATCAGTAAAGACTATTCCGGCAGATTTTTTAAGACAAGTCTTCCCCATTACTTCGGGCCTCTTTTCATCGGCACTTTCTTTAGTTTCTCGACGTGACGATCAGGTTTATCTTTGAGATTATGCATAATATTACGAACTTGTGCAACAATTTCTGAAGCGTTTTCAGCATCGCAATGTTTGCTGTCTTGTACTGAGACTGTTTTGCGATCTTTATTATAGAAGCCTTTAGAAACCACATAGCATTTGTGCTTTGGATTCCAAGACACTACACACACCCATTCGCCATCATCCCAATTTCGTGATGAGACAAGAATTCTTAATGGATCTTCTTCAAAAACTTGCTTTACATGGAAATCATGTTTTTTAAGGGCGGCAGAAGCATAACCTAAAGTAATTTTGGCAGCATGGGTTAAAACCTCGTCGGTGCGTGTGCGAAAATTTACTTCCACGCTGTAGCGAGTTTCGGATTCTGTTAAAGATTGATTTTTCATCCAACCAATAAATGTTTCCATGCTAATTATCCTAATCCAGAGTGATGGGAAGAATGTCTCCGAACTTAGTTATAAGTTCTTCTTGCCATTTTTCTTTTAATTCCCAGCCTTTGCTCTTCATATATTCTCCATCAAGAGCCATACCACCACCCGGTCCCGGTGGTTGTTGGTATTTACCACGAATATGTCCAAGCATGATCATAGCGTGTGCTAAAGCACCTTCTTGCATAGCCTGATTAACTTCCTTCCAGTCCTTGCATTTTTGTAAATAATGCACAATGACTTTTTGTGCTCGACAAGGCACTGGATATAACTTCACATAACCCGGATCAGAAACCCACTCCCAGCCACCAATATTGCTTGAAACTCTGCTGAACATTTGCTCATATTGTTTGTATAAAACCCACTCGCCAGCACGACCCCAGATAGGCTGAATAGGGTTGAGCATACCGCCCATTGCTCCTTCGCCACCACCGGGATAAAAATATTCTAAAGGAATAGCACCACCTAAATCAGATGCTTGAAATCCCATTTGACCAGTTTCTTTGTAAAATACATTCCTAATAACGCCTATATCATCTGGCATTTTGTAGACACTTTTGCCGGGGCTGGTAAAAAATGTATGGTAGTCGAAAAATTCTCGACCGGCATATTCCTCAAAAACTTTCATGGCCTGATCAACAGCTAAATCTAATTGTTGTTGATCTAACTCTACTTTAACAACTGGGGCACCCAGCATTAAAAGTACATAGTCCTTCAGGTCTTCACGTACTTTTTCACGAGTCTTACGAGGTGAAAGTTTTCTATCGTGAGGCCCTACAGGTGAATTACAAGCTGGAGTACCACAACCTCCTGTAGAAGTTTTGGCACCACCAGAACCGCAAAGTTGGTCGTATTGTTGTTTGGATGGCCGACCAATTACCAAAGTATTAGATCCAGAACATGTCATAGTATGATATATAGACGTAGTAAGAATAATAGTTCGAGGTAAATGTGAATAAGAGTTTCCTAACCTTTATGAAACAAAAAAATAGTCATAAACTATATGAAAGTGCAGCATCTGGTATTTCACAAGCTGAATTGAAGCTACCTCTCAGCTATCGTCCGCTTGGTCATTTTCTGACTTTGATTAGAGGATCAGAAGCGGTAAAGGCTAGAGCTTTGAATTGGGTTCTTTCTACAGGCTTAATAAACGCAACAAAAGCTCGTGAAGATTTGTTCAACATGCTCTTAAATGCAAGTGACATTCAATTAACACCAAATGCTTCTCAACCGCAAAATGCAACTTACAAAGTAGCAGAAATGGCTTTCTCTTATGAAGACATTGAAGGGCCTGAAGCAGAAGCTTATGAAACTGGCAGTAAGCTTTCATCTCTTGATATCTTTTCTCCTGAAGCAAGAAAGTTTAAATATTTTCAAGATGCTGAAGAAAAATTCAAAGCTAAGTATGGCAAAGATTTGCTTACTTATTACCGGGAAAATTTTGAACCTAAAACGATGGTAATCAATCAATTTGATGAAAGAAATCAAAGTTATGAATTTGATTTAGAAGCAATTAGAAACAAAGCCGAACGAGAAGGGTTGTTGCCGTTTTATTTCGGTGGACTTAATGGTTATATCCAATTTGTTGAAAAAGGAGATTATCTTTCAAAAAACAAAAAAAGATCTGTTATCAACAAAAATCAGCAACATGGTCCAAGTTTGCAACCAATTAAACGATTTAATCCAAAAACAAAACAAATTGAAACTGATGATGCATCGTTTATTCAAGAATACGGGAAAAAAGGTTTGCAAGTTAATTTTGTTGGAGGAGCTTTTGTTCCAAGCGAAAAAGCGGCAAAAGAACGCATTAGAGATATGCGTATTTATTTCATAAAAGCTGCTTTACAAGACTCCGCCGTCCCTCAAGATGATAAGGACTATATCGAAAAAGTACTTGCTATAAAAGATAAAATGAAGAGAGAAGATATAAGTCTCTCAGACTTAGGGGGGAGCGAAAAACCTGCTCAAAAACTTGGGTTCCCGCAATTTGGATCTGGCACAGAAGAGCGTGAAAGCATATACGATCTGCCGCCCAATTTAGATGTCAACAAGTTCAAAGAAATTGTTCAACAAGGATTGAATTTGCCACTGATAGTCGGTATTAAAAAGTTTGGAAAAGAAGATGAAAACTTACCAAAACCAAATGGTATTGATGCAATTGGAGAAAAACTTTCAAGAAATGAAGAAAAATACAAAAAATCGCCAGATGAAGGGTGGTGGATGCCTGTAAGGGGTGAGCCCGATAAAGTTCAGATTAAATTCAATAAGGAGCAACGAGATGCTCTCTTCAATATAATATTTGCAAATATAAACAAAGGTAAATTTAGAGGTCGATTCAATTTAAACTCAGGGCTCGTAGAGAACACTCCTCTTGCTAGACTAAATGCTTCTTGGAGATTCAATCTATCTACAATCTTGAACAATGCTTTAACGAGCAATCAAGACATTCAAGCTACGTTGACAAAAACTATTTTCAAAAGTCCAAGATCATGGCAAGATGAAGGCTTTATCAAACAATTAGGTTTTGTTAAAAAAGAGCTTGAAGATTTCAATCCAAGAAAAGCAAGTACCCATTATATGATAGGGGATTTGCTGTATAGAGGTTTCTCTTGGACAGATGAAATTCCTTTTCTAGATGGTAAAACAAAAGCCAATTTAAGAAATAGATTCAATCTACAGCTTACTGTTGCACAAGAAAAAGATGGAAAATGGTACATTTATGCTCCATCAAATGTTTCGTTTGATGACTTAGTCAACTTGCCTGCTCAGGATAATCTCAAAAAGCAAAATCGCAGCAAGGAAGAAAAAGAAGCGGACAAGCGGTATGGAGATGTACGCAGTATGCCGTTGATGCCCGGTCCTACACTTGCATTTAGAAGTGTAAAAGCTGGACACCTTTCTACTAATGCGGTAGGAAAACAAACATGGTCTTATATTCTACAAGAGTTAAGAAAACCAACTCAAGAATCCCGTTTACCTGAATTTTCTAAAGGGAATTATGGTGGACCTTATGATGTCTCAGCAGCAGAAATCACCTTGCCTAGTGTTGTTGAAGGTATAAAACAAGGAAAGGCATGGTTTGATAGCAAAAATGGCGGCAGAAATGCTACGACCCAAACAATGCCTAGTGACGAGTGGGAAGATGCATATTTTTATCAACTTGCGTATGACAGTCTAAGAGCAAAAGCAAATAGTCCTACGTTTCAAATTGGATTTACAAATCCAACTGAATGGCAAGAAGCTAGTAGGAAGAAAAATAAAGGTTTGGAAAAAGGTCTTGAAAAGAAATTCAGTGCTCAAGCTATGGATCAAAAAAGTCGCTCTATAGGCATTTATGCAATTCTTGCTGATAAGGGCGTCATTGATATAGATACAAAACAAAGTGAACTAAACAAGATAATTGGTCGCATTGATAAATTCACTACAGCAGCACAAACACAACAAGGCAACGTGCAAAATATTGATGACTATTTTTTATTGCCTAAAATCAATCAAATCATCTCTCAAGAAAATTTTGAAGATATTTTTAATGGGAATGATGAATTTGATAAAACCAATTTTTTCAGAAGTAGCTTTATTGAAGCGTTTGCTAAAAATGGATTTGAATATAGAAAGCGAATAGTTGCACAGGCTGTTTTGAGACAACTAGATAAAGAAAAGAAGCAAAAGCAAAAAGAAAAATCTGCTGCTGAGATTAAAAACAAAGATGGATCGACATCAACTGTTGACTATGCGGATGATGCACAAAAAAGAGATAGAGGAAGAACAGAAGGCGAGCCCGTTAAAGACATAGAAAGCCTTTATGCAATGATGGGGATAAAAGACCCGACCGCTATTAAAAACCCATTTATGACAGTAGGCAAGTCTTTAGGAGTACGAGGTGGCAAACAGAGAGTTCCAATCTTGCCTCCACAATATTCAGCACGCATCTCCCCAGAAGAAAAAATTGCTGGTTTTTCTTCTACAATCACTAAACAGCCAACAATCAAATTGCCTAATGGCAATTTTGGCATTGCTAAGAGTGACCCTGCTTTAAATCCTCTCGCACCAAAATTTACAGGTTTTAAAAAAATGCAAGAGGGACTTACATCTTTTAATTCATGGCGAAAAAATAAAGAAATTAAAGAAATTAAAGAGTCTGTAGGAACATCAGTAGTATATGATAAAAAGAAAAGAAAACCAGCAGATGGAAGCGGCTTTAACTGGTGGGGTGAGCCGGGCAATTTAGGCGGAACATCAATCGCAGGAGAAGTCGAAACAGCAAACTCTGATCCTGATGGCACGAAAGGAATTAAAAATGTCAGAAAAGGAAAACAATCAAAATAATTTCATGAGGTATATGGCCAATCCAAAGGCTTTTACCATCAAAAAATGGTTTTATGAACTACTGAAATTAAATTACGCCTCGCATGACCAAATCATAGAAAGAGTTTCGTCTACTTTGGTTACTGAAAAAGATCTTGAAGACTTCAGCAAATTGGTTGGACAAATCTATGAAGCCGGTTATCGCAAAGCAGTAGATGACTATAGAAAACAGTTTGAGGACATGGGTCTTAAGGTTCAAATAGTGGCACCAGAAGTAATCACTAGCTGAAATCTGGATTCAGATCGGATATGATTGCTTTGCATAAATATCCTCCACTTTTGCCTTCAATGTCTGATACTCGCCACCATCGCTCACCACCTTGTTGGTCTTTGCGTAGTATAATTGAATCCTTGGCAAATTCTCGTATGCACCAAAATTGAATCTCAAGATCTGACTGGCCTATGATGACTGCATCAAAAATAAATTTAGTTCCATATTTGTTGGTAGTATAGCTCGTACCATAAAGCTCATCTTTCCAAAGTTTTTGCCCAATGACTGGAGCACAATAAAACTCAGTGCCTCTTTCTTTCAAAATTTTTCCAATTTTTTCATCAACATGTATTGTTATACTTTCTTGTTTTGCTTCTTGCACAGGCACAGCCACAAGCTCAGGTTCATTGACCACAGCTTGTTCAATTGGTTTTGCAGCTTCCTCTATGAAGTCTCGTGGGGGAATCACTTTGCTACGTTCAGTGCCCTCATAAAGATTCAACTCATCTGAAATGTTAACAGTGTTGTCTCTTGCAATCGCTTCAGAACTTGTAGCATCAACAACAACTTCTTCTTTTGATCCAAAATGGTTTATAAGTTTTACAGCATCTTTGTTCCAATCAGACATGTCTTTAACAAGTGGATTGGGACCACGCAACTTGTAAACATTACCATCTCTGTCTTTAATTGCCATATTTATATCCCACTTTAACAGACGCCTGTCCACTAACCTTCAAACATTTTGGTCCTTTGTGTACCTGATTATTTACAATTTTAGAAACTAATGATTGACTGATATTAAATTTGCTTGCAATATCCTTTTGTTTGTATTTGCCAGTCTGATGTAAATTGCGTATGTCTGAAATTGTTTGCATACTTAAATTTTTAGGACCATAGTTAAGTTTGGTCAAATGATTGTCTTTAATTATTCGATCTAAAGTACGCTCAGAAATTTTGAAATGCTCACAAATATCCTTGCGTGTGCAATTCTTGAGTATTTCAATTAATTGGTCTTTGCTGATTCCCAAGACTTTAATTTTTGAAGGTTTTGGCATATGAATTTCCCTTAAATTATTACTTCGCCAATATCTATATAATAGCAAATCTAGAAAGAAAGGAATTATTATGGCACTTGTATGTCCAGACGTTCACGGAGAAATTTTATTATTGCAATACATTGTAGGCATGGTCAATGCCGACAATCCTGTCTTGCATTTATATGCAAATGACATTGTCCCTTCAGATACAACAGTTAAGGCGGACCTAACAGAGATTGGAACTCTTACAGGTTATACACCAATTACTTTGCTTTCATCGAATTGGACAACAGTTCAATCTAGCGGCGTAACTTCGGCAGTTTATTCAGAGCAAACATTTACATTCACAACCGACACAACAGCATACGGCTATTATGTAACAAACCAGTCAAATGAACTTTTATGGCTTGAAAGATTTACAGGTGCCCCTTTTGAAATTCCAGATGGTGGTGGAACCATCAGTGTAACAGCAAAGCTTACCCTAAGTTAAAACAAAAGGGCCGTGTAAAGAACACGGCCCTTTTTATTCGAAGAGTAAATCTACTTTGTAGATACCATTGTGAATTTGAGCCCATCACTAAGATGACTTTGAGCAAAATCTTGTAAATTACTTGGCTTGAGACTTGCTGCACACTTCTTGATGGCATCAATATCCATAGCCTTGTGCCCTTCGTTGACAAACCAATTTGGATCGCTTGAAGCCGAGACACCGCTGACTATGGTGCTTGCTACTCCGCCAACACTTTGTAGCCCCTTTATCTTATTGTAAAGATATTGCTTCTTACAAATTTCAAAAAGCTCAAGTGGAAATCCTTCTGACTTGATCCGATTGAATAAATTAATCAATTCCGTTTCAGCTTTTTCAAGATAACCATTATTGGTCAACATAGAAATGACTGAATAATTGTTTTCGTAATGGCCAAACCCACTTACAGAGACTCCATAGCACAAACCAAGGTCATCACGAATATATTCATACATGTACTTGTTTAGGGCATAGACGAAAAAGCTGGGAATATAATTTCTCTCCATGTTTTGTTGTGCAGATACCCATTTTTGCACCAATCCGAATGCAGCTTGTTCAAATCGGTCAGTTTCTAATGAGTGCCTGTCACTACTTGTCAATAAGTCATTGAGACACAGGGAAACTTTCTCAACGGATTGGGCTGCTGGAAGAATTTCGTTGACCGCCTTCATGACTCTTTCAAAATCAAGGTTGCCAACCACTACAACAAACATGTTTTGTCGTCCATACCATTTGTTTCTAAAGCGATGAAGCTTTTCAGGGTTCATGCTTCGGATAGATTCTTCCGTTCCAATAATAGGATGTCCTTCTGTGTCTCCGAAACATTTCTCTGCAATGAAATCCCAAAAATGTTCTGTGGGGTAGTTATCATACATTCTCCACTCTTCAACAATGACATTCTTTTCCTTTTCAAATTCTTGTTCTGGGAAATTTGAGTCAAATACTGCCTCCTTAAGAAGCGTCAATCCCCGCTCGAAATCTTCATTGAGTGAATCGAAGTGGTAAGCAGTATTGAAATAGTTGGTGTAGGCATTATAAGAGCCAACTAAAGCTTGCTCCCGAGACACTTGATGTTTGTTTTTGGTCGGAGTGCCTTGGAAGCACAAATGCTCAAGAAAGTGGGCCACGCCCCAAGAATCATTTTCTTCTTGAGAAGAACCGCAGTTTGCAACGATCATAACTTTGCAGATCGCTGCATCAGGCATTTGAATATGGAAAACAGGAAGCCCTGATTCGGAAACTGAATGGTTGAGCATTGATTTTCTTTCTGGTTGAGACTTAATTTTGCAACTTTAAAGTTGCAATTAGCTCGACCATTTTAGCAAATCTTTTTTGAATTTTCAATGCTCAATCTTTTTCAAATCAAAAAACGACTATTTCTTGTTGAATTTCGGCAAACCTACCATTTGCCCATACAACATAACCCATTGAGCTTCTAATTGATCTGAAGGTTTGGGTTTGAAGTCGCCGTGCCGGTATTTGGTAATGATCCAGTCAATTGCGTGAGAGATCAAAACATTGATGACATAATCACGAACAAGTGCCGAAAAAGGCTTCAACCAAATCGGCATAGCTTCTTTTATGATGTAATCATAGATTTTTCCAATAGCAGCCAAAACGGTAGCTTTTTTGTCGGCTCCGCTTGCACCCTCAATTTGATCGACATAAGCAATCAAGTCATCAAGACACTTCAAAAGAAAATCTGTTACCGGCGTTAGGCTTCTTGTTGCCCAAAATTTCCACCATGAAACAGTTGTTTTCATTGAATCCCATACAGCTTTCATGGAATCTACAAACATATCAATGTAATTGTTTTGAATTACTTGACCCACTGGATTGGGAACTTCTTTAACTTCCATGTTATTCTCCTTTTATTTCTTTAAGCCATTTTTCATAAACAGTATCACAGTGTTTTGTCAAAATATGATCAATAACACCAGCATTAAATTCTTTAATTTGCTCTACAAGCATTTTTACTTGATCAATAGAAATTTCAGGCTCGTTAGCTTTATTTTGACCGCTTTTGAACAGCCTGCCGAGTGCAAAAAGATTTTTCATGTCTTACCTCCTGTAAATACACGCACTATCTTATCTACCCTTGATAACTGCAAATCAAGGCTATAAAGGATACATATATTTGTTATGGCAATCAAAAACCCAAATGGCAGCACTTACAAACCTAGCGGCTCCCTACAACAATTTGATCCTGAAAATTTGGAACATGATTTATTCAATGTCTGGGATCAAGAAGTAATTGAAATAGGTGGCTCACCTTTGATGTATTATGATGTTTTCATTAACATCAATAATATTGATGATTTGTACGTAGAGGCCAGAGATAAAATCTACAGCCAAATTCCTGTGCAAATTTATGGCTACTATGATCCTATTCCGTCTCAAAATATGATGGGTGTTTTTGGCATTGATAGTCCTGACGAAATGATGTTTGAGTTTAATTATCGTCATGTATTGAAGACTTTGGGCCATGCTCCAAAAATTGGCTCTCGAATTTTTTCACCCCACAAGAGAGAAAACTGGATGGTAATTCAAAGGAATGTTGAAGTTTTTAAATTGTGGGGAGAACTTAGATTGCAAGTTATGTGTATGAGATTCCAAGAATCTCTGACTACGGGAGAGGGCAAAGTAACTCAACGACAACCTGATTTCAAAGTCAATAGTGTAAAAGACCTAAGAAACAAACAAACTAATTGGGCTGGCGGTCAAGAGTCGCCTTGAGTTGGTAGAATAATTTCTTTCTTCTGTAAGGTGCCTAAGTATTTGCAAAAATACAGGGGCACCTTAATTCTTTTTATAGGCGGAATTATTCTTGATTTTCTCAAATAAATTTTTTGATTACGAAATATCTTGTAGGGTTTCATAATTTAAATTAGTAAAAATTAGGCTTAAATTCTGCAACTTTGAATTTTCTAATAAAAGATATGAAGTTAATCTAATAAAGAGTCAAATGTTCTTGTAAAGTAAACCATAGATAAACATTAGGAACAAAAATGAGCGAACCAACTCTTAACCCTTGCAATGAACCGGGATTTATAAACGATCTCAATATTGACCCAGCACCAGACTATTGTCGGGATGGGAAAACTATTTCGAGTTCTGGCACCATTAACAAAAAACCATTTTACGAAAGTCAAAATGATGTTGGCAACCAAGACATGTCTTGGTTAGAGGATGCTACGCAAAGCAAACTCGGAAATGGTGCTGCTGCATTATGCGACCCACAACAAACGGGTCACATTATCAACGAACAAGGGATGTCTCCGCCTAATAGAAATGTCGTATATCGATACGCCAAATCTATTCGTGGAACTGATGAAGCGGTGAAAGAATTGTTTAAGGATATAGTCGTATTAGATGAGGCTGGCAAGGCACACAATATTCCTATTATCTGGGGAACGCAAGAAAGAGCAGTGGCATACATACTTCAAGAGAATATGAGAAAAGACGAAAGTCTTGTTGTTGATCGTATAAGGTTGCCAATATTGGCAATTCACTCTTCAGAATTCAATTTTAACCAAGATAGGTACATCTATCATAAAGCAATTGATTACTTAAGAGAGCCAAGGAATGATTGGAAGCCGGGATTTACAACAAGCGAAAGATTCGAAAGAGACACAGTTTTTGGCGTTACTAGGGGAATTCCAGTAGATATTGGCTACACCTTATATGCTTGGACTATGTATGAAGAGGACATGAATCAGATTCTCACTCAAATACTAACAAAATTCTCTCCGATAGCATACATACGGGTAAAGGGAATCTCGTGGGAGATCGGAGTTAAGCTAACAAGTATAGCTAATAACGTCGATTACGAGCCCGGAGACAAAGCTGTTCGAGTATTTAAGTATCAATTTAGTTTGACGGCAGAGTCCTTTGTGTCTCAGCCAATTGTTAGACGAAAAGCAGTGCTTAAAACTCGGATCGAAGTCACCGACTCACCTAACGAGGAAGATATTACCGAAGTACTGACTCGGTTAGAGCAAGCAGTAAAGGAATTGGAAGAATGATTGAGATTAAGAACAAGCAAAAAAGCCCAGTGCAGCTAGTGGTGAGATCGAGGAAGGCTCCCCGTGCTTTCACAACCTTGATTGTTCCCGGCGTTGGCAAGGGAAACAATGTCAGGCTAATCGAGGATGAGTTGGTAACTGAATACATAGAACGTGTTGAGAAGATGGGCCTGATCTCGACTAAATATGTACCAAACAATGAAATTCGTAAGGGAGATTAAGACATGGCTATTCTAAGGGGATTTCCGCCATCTAACACGATTTCGCCAAGCGTCAGAATCACCGAGAAGGATTTGAGCTTCATAGCTCCCGAACAATCCTTTCACCGTGCTGGCTTAGTTGGATTCGCAAGTAAGGGACCGATTAACGTCCCAACTTTGATTTCAACCCAGCGTCAGTTGAATACTGTGTTCGGGTATCCGCACCCTGAGAGCGGAGATCCTTATCTGGTTTATGCTGCCGAGCAATACCTGTTAGTGGCAAACGAACTTTATGTCGTTCGTGTTGCTGATGAAGATAATGTTAGCGACGAGAAAGCAGAGACAGCCTCTGTTGACGTTCCATCTGCTGGTGGTCGTATCGTCGTGATGTCGCAAGAACAAGGGCCGTATACGTTTGCAAACGATTCGTTCTTCCGTTGGAGACTTAATGGTGTGTTGATGTCCAAAACCTTGGTTGTTTTGGCTGGAACCTACACCGCAGCCCAACTTGCTGAAGAACTCAATTTGCAATTGGACGGTCAGATCGACGGCATCGAATTTGTAACTGATACGGGCGATGATTATATCGGCGTTCAAACCACTTGGGCCTTTGGTCCTGATAGTGAGTTGGAATTCGTTTCCGTTCAGGATGCAATGTACGGTGGTGCAGTGATTGACGGAAACGTGACTGGCCTTGGCACGGGCATGACCCAAGCTGAGATTACAGGAAGCAATGACCGTTACCCAGCATCCTATCAATCTGCTGGCGAATATGACTTTGCAGGTTTAAGCGATCTTAATATTCAAATTGTTGTTGATGGTACTGACAATGTACTTATTGACAATGTCGTGCAAATAATTGATCTAGCTGATCTTGAAGGCACTGAATCTACCGTTGCTCAAGTTGTTACCGAAATTAACAGCCAGTTGGTAGAAAACGGTGGCGACCTACCCGGTGGTTGGGAAGCATATGCAGATGGTGATAACCTCGCTTTCCGCACCCTGCACCACGGTCGTGACGCTCGTCTTTTGATCAAGCCAGATAGCACTGCCGCTGCCTTGTTCGGCTTAGAAAGTGTGACCAAGCTTGGCGATAGCCCAATTGGTACTTCCGGCGATCCAGCCGAAGACACTTATGGTCGTATCAATGGTGATACAAACTCAACTGGTGCTGTTACCTTTACACTCAACGCCGATTCGGCTGGTATTGATGGTAATGCAACACAAGTTGTGATTGAAAATAACATTCGTGAAGGCAACTTCATCCTACAAGTTTTCAACAATGGTGTCGAAGTTGAATCATGGGGCGGTCTAACCAAAGATGAAAACTCCAGATTTTATGTTGAGACATTCTTGTCTCTCGTATCAGACTGGATTCGTGTTTCTGACAATACTGCTAACTCTGCACCTCCTCTTGATGGAACTTACCGTCTTGAAGGCGGTTCTGACGGTATTCCTTCAGATCCAGATACACAAGATGAACTTATTATCGGAAATAGAGTTGGTTTCTCTGGTATGTACGCTCTATCTGAGCCTGAGCAAATCGATCTTGACTTGATCGCTGTTCCGGGTCACAGCAGCACCGCCGTTGTAACCGCACTGTTGGATTTGTGCCAAAACGTCCGTATGGATTGCTTGGCAATCATCGACCCACCATTCGGTCTCACAGTGAAGGAAATTGTTCACTGGCAGAATGGATCACACCCACTGAACACCACTCGTTTTGACAGTGATTTCGGTGCTCTGTACTGGCCTTGGGTCAAGATTCGTGACAACTTCAATAGAGTTGATATTTGGGCTCCTCCTTCAGGTTCTGTCATGGCGACGATTGCTCGTTCAGATCAATTGTCAGCACCTTGGTTTGCTCCTGCTGGTGTTAACCGTGGTAACGTACCAAACATCACCGACGTGTTTAGTCGTCCAACGCTCGAAGAGCGTGACTTGATGTATGGTTACAGAAATGCCATCAACCCAATCGTTCAGTTTGTTGATTTCGATGGATTCGTTATCTGGGGTCAAAAGACTCTGCAACGTCGTCCAACCGCTCTTGATCGTGTTAACGTCCGTCGTTTGATGTTCGTTATCGAAAAGAGAATCCGTGCGGCTAGCCGCCAGTTGCTATTCGATCCTCATGACGACATTCTCAGACAGAAGTTTGTAAGAATCGCAACTTCAATTCTGTCCGAGATTCAAGTCGGTCGTGGTGTTAATGACTTCCGTGTGAAGTGCGATACCGAACTCAATACGCCAGACGTAATTGATAGAAATGAAATGCGTGCTCGAATCGGTGTTCAACCAATTCGTGCTGCTGAGTTCATCTTTATCGAGTTCAGCATCCATAGAACTGGAAGCTTCGGTGAGAACGCCGATACGTTCTAAGAAATAAAAAATGACTACAGCATCCGGGGTTAGCCCCGGATGCTCTTAGTTCTTATGAAATGAAGAGGTAAGAAATGGCAATGGGAATTGGGAGGCTTGGTGCTCCTAACATCATTATTAAGAGAAAGTTTCGCTGGACATTGGAGCTTCAGACCCCTGTTGGTCCCGTTCCTGCGTCTTATGTAAAAGTGGCCGCAAGACCACAGCTTGATATTGATGAATCGGAAATTAACTTCCTGAATGCAACGACATGGATTCCCGGCAAAGGCAAATGGCAACCATTAAGTGTTACATACATTGATGTTGCCGCTCAGGATGTAGGTGCTTTGTATAGTTGGATTGCTTCTGTATACAACTTCAACACACAAAATCCTTTGATTGATTTACCACAGACAGAAAAGATTGGTTGGAATGCTACAGCATTGCTTCAAGTTTATGATGGTTGTGGAAAGCCTTTAGAAAGTTGGTTACTTGGATCAGTTTGGCCTCAATCAGTAAATTTTGGCGACCTTGATTACAGTGATTCAGCAGAGCTTACCATCGACGTTACATTAAGATATTCAGAAGTTAACTATAGAAACTGGTGTGGACCACAAGCTGTAGGCGTATGTATAGGTTGCTAACAAACCAAATTTAGGAGAACAAAATGGCTGACAAAAAACCAATGGGGATTGGAGTTATTGGGCAACCAGATATGGTGTTCAAGCGAAAGTTTCGTTGGACATTCGAAATTCTTGGTTTCTGTGATAACGAAAAGAACGTAGTGCCAGAGCACTTCGTTAGCGTTGCTTCACGCCCAAACCTCTCAATCGAAGAAACTGAAATTAATCACCTCAATGCTAAAACCTATATTCCGGGTAAAGCATCTTGGGAAACAATTACTGTAACATATCTCGACGTAGCACACACCGAGATGCGTTCACTATGGAACTGGCTTGCAACAGTTTATGACTTCACCGATCCAGTCAATCTTCGCCAAGGCGAGAAAAGAGACTGGGATGCAACTGGCTTATTAAGCATGTACGATGGTTGCGGCACATTGATTGAAATGTGGCAACTTCAAAGAGTATTCCCAACCGCAATTAACTTTGGCGATTTGGATTACAGTTCATCAGACATTGCTACCATCGAACTAACCCTTCGTTATTCTGATGTTAAGTACAGAAGCTACTGCCCAGATTACCAACCAGAGCCTTGCTGCGGTGGTTGTGGAACTACTGTGAAGTATGCAAACAAGACATACATCTAATTTGACAGATAGGAGTTAGAAATGGCTGAAAAGATCCCAATGGGGATTGGACAACTTGGATTTAAAAACCTTGTCTTCAAGAGAAAGTTTCGTTACACCTTGGAGTTGTTTGACATCTGTGGTTCTCAATCCGTCCCCAAACATTATGTTAAAACTGCGGGAAGGCCCAACCTTTCTGTCGAAGAAACAGAAGTTAACTTCTTAAATGCTAAGACTTGGATTCCGGGCAAAGCATCTTGGGAGTCGCTCACTGTAACATATATTGACGTAGCTACAGCAGATGTTGCACCTTTATTCAATTGGTTGGCTTCGGTCTACAACTTTACCGACCCAATCAATCTAGAAATGGGTGCGGTACGTGCGGATTACACTTGTACTGCAATTTTGAAATTATGGGATGGTTGCGGAAACTTGATGGAAACTTGGGAAATGAAAGACGTGTGGCCTACAGCCATTAACTTTGGTGACCTCGATTACTCAAGCTCTGAAGAATGCACAATTGAACTTACCTTAAGATATTCTGATGTTAAGTACACTAATGAGTGCCCCGGATTTACTATTGCACCGTGCTGTACTGGTTGTGGTACTAATGAAAACAATCCAGAACCTGTATAATAAATAATGCATTTAGGTTTGGTCGATACTAAATTAAGGGGTGGCAGGATATTCCTGCCACCCCTTTTTTCTTGAGGAGCTTTTATGGTTAAGATGGGTTTACAATTTGGACTTGAAGGCGATGGCAAGTATTGTAAGAGGCAATTTAGATGGCTGTTTGAGATTCCTGAGGTGGTAGGCGATGTAACATCCGCAGAAAAGGGAATTCCAGCATTACCTCCCGAAAAAAGTGCTCGGCCTAGTCTGGATTTCAAAGAAATTGAAGTTAAGCATTTTACAGAGGATTACTTCTATCCGGGCAAACCCAGTTGGAAGCCAGTAAGCTTGACTTTATGGGATCTCAAATTGAAAGAACACCCAATCTTCAAATGGCTTCAAGAAATGTATGACCCCGAAAATGCCGATTGGAAAACTGCTAAAAGTGGTAAGTTTATCAAAACTTGCTATCTCACTTTATATGATGGCATTGGCACGCCAATAGAAAAATGGGTTTGGGAAGACGCTTGGCCACAAGCAATAAATTTCCAAACCCTCGACATGACAACTACAGGAATTGTCATGTGCGAAGTTACATTAAGATATGCTAGAGCATACATCCAAAAAACGTCTACGCAGACTTTGCCTGCAACCGGAGGCCCATTATCGCCCGGAGTTCCCCCAAATATAGCTTAACACTAGTCTTGTTCTTCTTCGTCATTGTCAGGATCTTCAATTTCAAGATCATATTCAGAAGCTAGTAAAACACGCATTTCTTGTAGGGCATCTTCTAATTTTTTGCCCTTCCAATTTAATCTGCGGCAAGTGCTGCTTTTATTAAGACGACCTTTTTTGGTGTAACAATCTTTTTCGTTGTCAAGTAAACAATCCACGAGTTCGGAATATCCAGCCTCTCTTAGATTATCTATTACCTCTTGAGTCTCTATGGCATTTACAGGATTAATAATTGGTTTTGTCATACTCATATGCTTATACCACACGGTTGTAATAAAATCAATAGCCTTTATCGCAAAATGTCATTTCTTTGCCATTTCTAATAATAATTGTTTCAAATTTATCTGACAAAAAATTATGATATCGCTTTTTAAGCTCATTGTAGTTACGAGCACTACGATAAAGTTGCCTAAAATGATTTAAAATACAAGTAGTCATATAATTGAAAGCTTTGCCTTTTCTTGGATCAAATCTGTTTATTTTTTCAAAACAAATTAACACCCCTTCTTGGATCGCATCATCAATATCAATTCCACTGAATTTAGCATAATTGGCAATATTCTCTGATAGAATGTAAAATGCGTGGGCCAATTGATTTTGGAACTCCGTATGACTTTCACATGCCTCTCTATACAGTCTTTCGCTTTCTAATAACGCTGGTTTTTTAGTTTCATCACCATATTTGGCGACTCTGCGATCATTCGTTTCCTTCAAATCATTTATGATCAATTCGTATTTTGATTTTTGCCTTTTGAAAAATTGGAAGGCATGAATTACAGATTCAAATGTTCTGTTATTGATATACTCGTTGGCCATAGTCCTCCATAAGTGGGGCTGTAAAAGGTATCTATATAATGACCACGGCTTGATTTGTTCAGAAAAATCCCTTTCCCTAACTCTGTAATGTAGTATGATTCTTGCAAAGTTATATGCCGATCTCCAATTAAACCCTCGTTCTAAAGATGCGTATCGTAAACTTCTTGAAGAATATGAAAAATTAGGAATGCACAATGAAGCAAAAGCATTTGAAGAACTTATAAAGAAAAAATTTCATGCTGACAGTACACATATTGACCAAAAACAATCAAAAAACAATTGAAGCAACATTGAAATCATTAGTTGACCTACAGCCATTTATTCTTATTGGAGATTATGCGAGCACTGATAATACTATTGAAATTTGTAAAAAATACAATGCTCAAGTCTTCAATATCAAAAACAAACGTAGAAATGAAGCCAGAGCTTGGTTAGATGCTCAAGCCCCCAAAAATAGATGGAATCTTTGGCTAGAACCTTGGGAAACAATTTTACAAAATCCATTAGCTTATGAATTTGTAAGTTCAAATACTGCTTATGTTAGAGTTTTGCATGACCAAAATATTACTTGGGATATAAGGTTGTGGCATAATTCTTGCCAATTCATCAATCCTGTCTTTGAAAGAATAAAGTCTGACAATGCATCAAGTTCAAAAATGATTTTAGTATCATCAGGAGGACATAATTATTCAGATGTCTTTGAAGCCATTCAGCAGTGGAAGCTTGATGAGCCGCTTTCAAAACAACCATATTATTATCAAGCTTGTTTATTACTCGCCGAAAAACGCTACGACGATTTTTTGGCTTCAGCAGAGCATTATTTGTTCCTCGACAAGCAGCCAACCACATCTGCAATTATGACTAGGTACTATTATGCAATGGTTCAGTTGATGCACAAAAAAGCCGTGAAGCCAACCCTACAGAATTTGAATCTGTGTCTTTGTGCCAAGCCATTGATGGCAGAATTTTGGTGTTTAACGGGCGATGTTTACTATCACTTGTTACACAATTTTGCTTTGGCTAAAGAGTTTTATGAGAATGCCATTTTTCTGGGATCAAAAAGGTTGGCCTCTGATAGGTGGCCAATGGATATTTCAAAATACAACAAATATCCAAATAAAATGATCGAAAGCTGCAATCAACTTTTAAACAATTATGCTGATTTTGTACCAAACACTCAGTACAAGACTTCAAGATGATTGATAACAACTGTTACCTGATCTTCAAAGCGTGCTATATCGAGTTGTTTTCTACCCGGTCCTAGTTTTCTTAATTCATTGACCAATTCACTAATGTGACAATTGATGACTTGCCATTCATTTTTGGCCAATCGTTCAACATCTTTTTCAAATTCCTCAACAGTAGCTTCTTCTTTTGATGGAAAATATGCAGCAACCTGTTTGCCAGCTTTCCGCATAACATTGATATAAATGGGATGATTGCAAGCACAGCCCGGATTTTTCAAAAACTTGGTGACATCATCTTGCAAATCCTCTGGCAAAGATGCTCTGAACCTTTCATCTAGTAAGGCTTGCTTTACATCATGTACACTAACTTTTTTTTTCATAATTTCCCTTCAGACTCCTCTGAGTTAAGTCTTTCGAATGGCTTGCCATCTTGAAGTCTTTGCTTTCGATCATCTTCTATTTTTTGAGCTTCAATCTTGGCATCTCTTTGCTTAATTGCATTAGCATGAGCACCTTGAAGCTCTTTAATCACAATGCCCCTACCACATTTAGGACACTTGAACTTTTTGCTCTGCGTCTTTTGAGGCTTATTTTTAGTTTTGCCTGTTTTTGCATCTAATTCAGGAATGCCACCGGGTATAGGCGATGTTTTAATTTCTACTAAATCAGATTCATCTTTATCGATAATGGCCTTATATGAGCAAGGCTCACAAAAAACCATATATTTTTTACTCTTGAGTATCTGTTCCATTTTCCTCATCCACTACGAAGTCGGTTTTACTTCTTATCATGAAGATAACCTCACTGTAAAAAGCAGAAAGCACGCTGCCTGCAAATGGATACAACACAAGAGACGCCCAGTGTTCTTGATTGCAATATACAGTGACGACGCCTAAGAATAGCCCTGCCCACCATCCTGAGCATTCATAACAAGTCAGAAGTTCTCTTATAAATCCTACAGAATGAAGCCACTCTCTGATGCTCCAATTACAAACCTTGATTTCATCTAAGATTTTTCCATGCACCAAAATGTTAGTCAGTCCTATGGTTGCAATAGCAAACAAAATGAAAGAAACCATTATTCTGCACCTTTGTTAGTTTTTTTATCACGATCCATAAGCTCTCTAAAAACCACTTCACGCTCTCTTGCTCTTTCTTCTCTTCTTCTTTCAAGAAGCTCGATATCACTATGAGTTCTTGAAACAAATCTTGGGAAAGGCTTATCAAAATCAATTTTCTCAATTCGACAAGCCTCCTTGGTAGTAGGAACAATGGCTACATTGTAATCACTATCATTTTGAATTGAGTCAAAAAGATCTTTATTGACTTGCTTGAAAACTTCAATGGTTTGATTCAAATCCTGCCCCATATCTGGGTGGTAATTTATGTAAAAAGTAATAATTCCCTTCATCTTTATGCCTTTCTTATGCTTTAACGCCAAAATGTTATGTGCAAATTATCTCTATCCCGCCACAGAGAAAAGTAGTTCAATCCTTCCATTACACATAAGTGTTCACAAATTTGTGACTCTGAAAGTGGGATTGTAAAATTCTGCACAATAGTATAATTGAGCTTTTCTACTTCAATTTTTTCTCCAAAATAGTTTTCTAACACCATCAAATCATCATCTGTAATAGTGTTTAAGAAATCTAAAATGGCTTGTTTGCCTAATGAAGCAAGATATGGAATCCTCTTTGCCATCCTCCATTGCTCAAAAATGCTAAACATTTCTATTCCAAGTAGGTTTTGCACTTCAGAATCAAAAAAAATCAATTCCTCGGCATTTGAAAAATTTAATTGTAACATACTCTCATAACCCCAGACCAAGCTACAAGCTAATCATAGTTTATAGGAGAAAAATATGGCAGACGAGATTTTTCGACAAAATCGAAAAAGGGTAACCGCAGATGAGTTGGGCGACTCACAAGACAATCCTTTAGAATCAGTACAATCCGTTCAAGAAGCAATTGCAAAAGAAACAGGGAGGGATATCCCTAAAGGCTTTGCAGATGCCCCTTTCCAAATAAGCGGAAATATTCCACCCGAATTCAAGGCTGCTCTACAGCAAGGCCAGCCTCCGCAAATGCAACAATCTCCACCTCCTGCCAGAAGACCTATGGGTAATCCCGGTTCAGATGAGGATGAAAGTTTTGAATCATTTGATGCTCCTCCAGAAAGAAAGCGACCTCAACAATCAGCTAAACCAACACCGGATGCAAAAATTCGTGTTCAAGGAAGTGATGCCCTCGAAGGATTGCTGTCACAACTGGCTGAAAAACACGCTTGGGAAGAATTTGAGTTCCCTTCTAAGGGAAAGTTTTATGCAAATATTCCTGCGACTGTAAATGTTCGGGCCATGACCGGTGAAGAAGAGCAAATTTTAGCCACTCCACGATGGGTCAAAAAAGGCAAGGCAATCGACATGATTTTCCGTCGTTGCATCAAAGAGCAAATCAATACTGAAGAATTGCTTAGTTCCGACAGAACTAATCTTTTGATCTATTTGAGAGGTATTTCTTATACTCCTGAATATGACGTTGAAATCAAATGTCCAAATTGCTCAATCAAATTTGCTCACGTCATCGACCTTAATGATATGGATGTTGATCCTTGTCCAGATGATTTCGGACCTGATAAGTTGAGCGGTGTGCTACCAATTAGCAAGTTCAGATACCGCTATCGTCTGGCAACAGGTCAGGATGAGCAAGAAATCAACAACTACAGAGAAAAGAGAATTCAACAATGGGGCGATCAAGGTGACGACGATACCTTGCTATACAGAACAGCTTTGTTGCTGGAAGAAATCGAAGGTGTAAGTCTAAAAAAAGAATTGGCACTTTTGCTTAAGAAGCTACCAATTCAAGATGTGGCACATTTGAGGAATGAAATAAACACGCCGCCATTTGGTGTGGATACAGAAATCCCCATTCTCTGTCCTTCCTGCACTGAAGAGTTCAAGATCGATTTGCCTCTTGAAACAAGTTTTTTCTTCCCAAGGAAGAAGACAAAAGAGACCCAAGCGTAGAGCTTTGGCAAACACTCATGGAGGAGTTGTTCTTCTTCCAGTACCATATGCACATGAGCAAACAGGACTGCATGTGTCTGCCGGTTCATGAAAGAAAATGGTTGATTCAAAGGTTTATTGAACAGAAGAAACGTGAAAATGAAGCAATAGATAGAGCCAAGAAGAGTAAAAAGGTTTAATTATGAAAAACTTCTGGCTTGAGAAAAGACGTAAGAAAACTATAGATTCAGTAGCAAAAGCAATTGATTTATTAATCAAAAAGCAATTGTACTTTATTGGAATAAATGGAGTAAAACCGCCGTGGCAGCAACAAAAGAAAGATACCAAAACCCAGCAGTAGGCGATGACATCAATTTACGGCTATTAACATACAATAGCAACAATTTGAGTGATCTCTACGATATCGAAAAGGTTGAGATTTATTTTCTAGATCCAGATTTGGCATCTGTTGATAACCCCGAAGGATTACGGCTTGTTGATTCTTTTGATGGATCTTCTGTGACACACGAAGATGTTGGAACTTATTTGCTTAATGTCCCAACTGAAACAGCAAAATACACAATTGGAACCTACTATGATCAATGGACGGTAAGGGCTGATCAGGATCAACCTTACCATACTATTAATCAAAGATTTGAGATTTATCCCAATCTTTGGTATAGCACACCAATTCCAGTCGTATACGATTTTGATTTCAGATTTCAACCAAACAAAATGAGACAGGGATCAAAACAGTTTCTAATTATCGAGATATTGCCTAATGTGCCTACGGCTGGTGATCTTCGTAAATATTATGAAAACCTAGCAATCGTATCTGATTTACGCATCTCCATTCAACAATCTTGTGGTGATTGTATCCCCGATGAGGTTGATTTGAGAACAATCGTAGAAGATGAATTAGTTGACTATCGAGAAAAACGATACGGATATTACAAAATCGATACTAGTGAACTCGAATGTGGCATCTACGACATTTGGTTCAAATTAGAATTCGGAGGTAACGTCTACATCTCTGATCGTCAAAAGTTTCAAGTCTATGATTAAGAAAGGATAATTATGAATACACATGAGAAAGTAACCATCAGTGCCCCTAAATGCAAGTCTACTGAGCCTACTTTAAAAGTAAACCATCAAGTAAGACCTCACTGTAATCGCTTTATATTCAAGCCTAAATTGTTCCCGCAATTGTATGAGTCAGTATTGGATCTCAATTGGAACGATGTCGAAAAAAAGATTCGATTCACTATTGCGGAAACTCCAAGATTTGAAGCATATCAGTGGATCAAATACTTACAATCACAAACTCATGAAGCTGAAAAAAGTCCATTTACAGATTTGGATTCCAATCTTGTAACTTTGAGTTTTACTGATGAAAGCTCAAATGCAATTGCAAACGTCCGTTTCAGAAACCTGACGGTTCTAGATCATAATTGCAATTTGTCTTATGCTGCGACAGAAGACACCATACTTAAGCATTTTATTACATTGAGCTATCAGTATTTTGAATTCGTGTTGCCAGAGGCTGAACAACAAGAGTTTTCATTCTCACCAAAGAATTCCGATGAAGAATGGCAGAGTGTTTCCTTGGCATGAAATGGTGCGTTGGAGTAACTACCAGCCCTAGGGAAAATGCCTCATATTTAGGGCAAACAATTGAATCACTACAGAGAGCCGGGTGGAGCAAATGCACTATATTTGCTGAACCCGGCTCTTTTATTCCTAGTGCAGACCTTACAGTAGTTTATCGACCAAAGGTCTACGGTGATTGGACCAATTGGGCCACAGGGCTGTACGAACTGCTATTAAGCAACCCGGATAGTGATTATTTTTTTATGATAGAAGACGATGTTGTATTTGCAACAAACATCAGAAAATACCTTGAATATGCTATTCCTAAGCTAGGAGCATTTGGATCATTATCTCTTTACACTCCTAGTATTTACCATCGTTTCAACTACAAAGGCTTCCATCACGAGATTCACCAAGAAAAAACGTGGTCTACTGTTACCGTTATAATGCATAGAGATAGCGTAATACGCTTTTTTTCTGATCCTCAAGTTCAAAATCATAGATTTTTTGATACGTTCGGTAAAGGGCAAGAATTCTGGTGTTGTCCGCACACTGATTTTAAGAACTCCATCAAGGACGCCGTATTGGGCCGCTGGGCTTACCAAAACAATCTGCCAGTGTTTTATCACACGCCGTCTCTCGCTGAGCATATAGGCCATGTCAGCACCCTTAATGACGACGCAGCTTCCAAAGCAAATGGCAGAAAATCCTTCGACTTTGTTGGAGAATCTACTGACCTAAGCTCTTGGGTTAATAATCCTGTTTTCAAACGTAAGTTTAACCAAATTACTTTGTCTTAATTTGATTAAGAAAAAGTAAAAATGTTCTATAATAATATTGCGAGCAAAAATTCCTCGGAGGTTAACCATAGCCTTTGAACTAGTGCCTGAGTGAGGATGAAGGTTGGCTCGTATAAGGAGGAAATATGGTGTACTCAAATAAATTTGTAATGTGTGTTCTTGTTAATGGAACACCTCAAGAAGAATTAGCCAATGGCGTTGTCAAGTTGCCATTCGGCACAGAATACGTTCTTCGCTTTCGCAATAAGAATAACCGTAGAGCGGTTGTTAAAATCTCATTAGACGGCGAAAACATCTCAGAGAATGGATTCATAGTTCCGCCCAATGATTTCATTGATATCAAACGCCCTGCAAATAAAGATGCTGCTTTTAAATTTGTGTCTTTAGATTCCCCTGATGCAATTGATCATGGAAAAAATGGTCCAAACCATGAAAAAATCAAAGGCACAATTGAAGCTAAATTCTATCTTGAAAAAGAACAACAAGTTTCATTGCAGGCAATTTACAGAAACACATATCCTACTTGGACTAAGAACAATGATGTCTACAAGAAGCATCTCTATGAGCAACCCCATGCTTACCAACCATCAGTGTTTGGTGTAGCTAGGTGTATTGCAGGGGCGAATGCCAAGTATCAAGCATTAAATATTGACCCACAAGTTTCATGCCCTTCTGAGTCTTCACCTCTGAAAGATGGTTGTACAGTAGAAGGGAATATGACTGGTCAATATTTTTCAACTTCTTGCATTGATTGCGAAGAAACATACACAACCTTGAAAATCTTCCTTCAAGGCTTCGATAAAAAACCAAAAGGCAAATACAGAGCACTTTCAGGCTCAAAGCATGTGACATCAATCGAAGAAGAAAATGAACAATTAAGAGCCAAGATAGCAGAGCTTGAAAATAAAAAGCTCAAGCAAGAACTTGCTGCTTTGACCAAGAAGTCATCAAAGAAAAATATCAAAAACTCTTTAAAACCAAGCAATGAATAACAAACAATAAAAAAGGCCCAGAAGTGATTCTGGGCCTTTTTCTTTTATTTAGCGAATGGCTGGAACATCGCTTGGAAGCTTGGGTGCGAGAGGCTTTTCTTGCACCTCAGCCTTTGGAGTGGGCACTGCTTCAACAGGGGTTGAAGGAGCCACACTCTGTTCAACTTGAGTCGCATTTGCGGCTGGAACACAGGCTGTCACAACTCTGCAAGAATTACTGCGTACAACACAGCCCCTTGGCAAAAGATGAACTCTTTGCACTCCACCGCACGAAGCACGACGCTTGAATAGCCACCCAGCCTCTGCTTCAGATGTTGAGACTGCACACATGGCAATGATTGCCAACACCACCAAACTCTTCTTAAACATGACTTTCTCCTAGCCCATAAAAGGGCGGTTGAAATGAGCGTCACATAGACGCTGCCCAAGATTGGGATGGTTTTATTCTACACAAAAAATCAATCACGTCCAGTTTTTTATCGACTAAAAAACACATTTTGCCTAAGCATCCGCAGGAGATTCGTTTTGAATCAACCGCACAAGCTCTTCAACTGTTTGTGGGGCCTTGTCTTGGAATGCATTTGACAAATCTTTGATATTGAATTCTCTCTCCAAATTGAAGGTCAAATCCAAGACATCCAAGGAATCCAGAGCAAGTTCTTTAATTAAATTTGTGCTCTGATTGATAGACCCTTCATCAATACCTGCTGTTTCGGCAACCACCATCATTACACGTTCAGGAATCGTCATCGCCATTTCAATGATCCTTGTTAGACAAACGGGACAAGACTAACAATTTTAGGGCCTAAAGCACTCAAGTCAATTTAATATGAGAAAACAAATATTTTCTCATTTTTAAAAATACGCCTTTCAAGAAAACCAGAACTTTCGTTCAGTTTTTGCAAGCAACTGTTCCAAGGGAAGCATCAACCATTCTTGATAGTGAATGCGATATGGAAAAATATTTTCGTCATATGGTTGCAGATCATTGAG